TAATAATTTAAACATACTGGCAGTAACTATTGATACAACCAAAAACAAAGGAAGGAATTCTTTATCATCAATTTTAAAACTTAATACATTCCCATCCGATTCAAATTTTATTAGAAAAATAATGCCAAATAATGAAGCTATTATAATAAAGATTGAAAAGAGATTGTTAAAAAATATTTTAGTCCTAAGTTCTTGTTTAATTTTATTGTCTGTTTCTTCTTTCTTTCTCATATAAGATGCTGTAAAATTTATAGAGTTTACATTATGAAAAAATAAAAAGAGGATGTTCAATGAACAGCCTCTTTTTATTCGATTTGCATTATAATTTACTCTTGATTATTCTCATTATTTCTGCCAGACAAATTAATTGTTGGCAAAATAATTGGTTGTATTCCTGACAAAGCTGTTAATGATGTTATATAAGCTCTGATATATGGGAATAATATTGCAGGAGCAGATGAATTGAAGAATATTTCTTTATGTTTATCTGGTAAATCTCTATCAAACTCAAATATTCCAATAGCTTTTACAACTATAATTAAATCATTTGCTTCATTTTTAACTTCTAACTCCAATTCAAGTTTCAATTTAAAATCTTCTTCATTGATTCCTGTTGTGTTTTTTATATTTACACTCAGGTTATCAAAAACAGATAATTCTGGATTATATTTGATAGATGATTCTACTATTTTATATCCAATAAATCTAAAAGCTGCTATTTTTTCTGCCATATTATGCTGCTAAATTAGAAAAGTCAATATCGCTATGCAATTCATATGTATCATTTCTTTCATCTATAGAAATATTATTCATAGAATAAGAAAAAGGAAATGTATCCATATTGAAATCTTTTCTGATATATGTTTTTGTGTCATTGTTGTTACAAATATCAACATATCTATCTAAAAGTTTTTTTTCTTGAGAGAAGTTTACTTGTTTCTCTAATATCACTTCGACTTGACCATTTATGCAAGAAAAAATGAATTCAGAATCAATAACATGTAAAGATTCTTTAGGTGATACAAACAAAACTGTTTCACCATATTTTTCCATAAACTGCATCGAAAATTTGAATTCATCTTCCATATAATTGTTACTACCAAGCAATATACTAGAAGAAATCTCTATTATATGGGTGTCATATAAATATTGATATTTATATATATTATCTATATTACGATATTTAATAGACATCTCATATAAAAAATCTTTTATATAATCGATAACATTCATGCTGCAAAATTTTTTTTAATAAATTCGTCAATCTTATTCTTTATAAAAGTTGCTTTTTCCTTGCAATCTTCAACATCCTTCTTGCTTATAGAAACATTTTCGTAATCGGCTTTTTTCCTACAAGTTTTCAGATAAATAAAGGAGTTTTTCATATTGCCTACAAGAGAAAAATCATTTGTTTTAGATAGCATTAACTTAACAAATTCTGTAATCAGAAAATCATGTGATCCAAGCATTTTCGTTTTACTTTCTCTTACAGTTGGATCATTGCAATAATTTTTATAATTGTCCTTTTGCTTTTCATATCCTATTCCACTTTTATTCATTACATACATTGCTCTTTGATATGCTCCATAATATAAACAATGAATAGAAGCAGTAAGTTTTCCATTATTTATTAATAAATCAGCAGCATCAAAATTCTCATCTGACTTATTCTTAATTATTGGCATATAAATATTTGGAATTCTCTGTGGTCTATTATTAACACGACAAAGATAAATATAATAATCAAATATAGTATAAATTTTAGTCTAAAAATACACAGAATGAATATCTTTCAATAAATTATCGCCGATTTTAGGCGTAAAAAAACAAATACCTTATTCCCCGCCGCCCGATTTTTGCCGCCAACGAAGTGACAAAGCGGTAAAAATCGGGCGGCCGGCGGCTGTTACGCCACCCACCTCCTTAATACGCTGCTACAGCCATTTACAGCCCCTACAAACGTCCTTCGTCCTCATAACTAAAGTATTCCTTATCACCATAAACGATATGGTCTAAGAGTTTTATATTCATAGTATTTCCTGCATTTTTCAAACATTCAGTCAGGCGGTTATCGTCATTACTGGGGCGGCTGTTTCCTGACGGGTGATTGTGGCAGAGTATCATTGCCGTGGCGTTACATTTCAAAGCTTCACGCAAAATAACTCTTATATCTACCTGCGTACTGGTTATGCCTCCTATAGAGATACGTTGTTTTCTTACAACACGGTTAGACTGGTTCAAGTAAATAGCCCAACACTCCTCCACTTCCAAATCTTCCATATAAGGTTTCATCAGGTTATAAATGTCCTCACTATGCCGGATAATTACCCTGCTGCTCCTACGGTCTATGATACGTTTGTAAAGTTCAATCACGGCGAGAGCCATGTCCCTGCGTGCCGGTGTCAAAAGCTGACAAACATCTTCTATTGAAACATTATCGCCACGCAATAACATTTCATTAACTCTTTTACTGGTTTCTCTGTTGTTTGTCAACTGATAAACTACTTCACTGTCTGACAAATGTCTGCACTCACCACAAATTTCGAATAAATCTTTCATAATGTTGGTTATTAAATTGTTATACAAATAAAGTTCTTGCTAAAAACATACCTCCCAAAACCGAAGCTCCCAGCGTTTCAAGATGACAAGCAAAACGAGCGTAAGAATAACCTCGAGTAATTACATCGTCAAAAACTAGAACTTTCTTTCCCTTAAAAAATTCCTTGTCGAAATTGACTATCTGTACATTATTGACATGCTTTCCTGAGTTGCTCTCATGAATTGCCAACCGTTCACCTTCTACCATGATATGGTCGTATGCACTAACTGCACCTGATAACCTTGCAACTTCCTCTGAAAACTGTTTGTAGCGGATTTCATTTTTTTGCTGGCTACTGGCAGGGATGCAAGCAAACACGATGTTACATGTTTCTTCTCCGAACTGCTCACGGATTTTCTTTGCTACCAACTGTGCAGCTGAAACGGCACATTTCCCATCCTTGAAAGCCCATACAAAGTTTCTCACCTGCCAATCTCTTGAACTGGCTTTGTACTTTGTCGGCAGGTAGTCAAAGAAGTTGAACATGTATTTTCTGCACTGGTTAAGCATGGATTCGGTAAAGGTTTTCATGGTCTTAAAATTTATTCTGGTGCCGAGCTCGGGAGTTGAGCCTTTTTTTCTGCTCTTCCTGCTCTGAGCTTTTTTTTATTCCGTTCGCTGTCGCTACGGTTTGTTTTCGCCTTTTACACCTGCCAGCAAAGGTGTTCCGAAGCGTATAAAGACAAGTTTTCACGAAAAGCAGAGCCTTGAATACTACCTGAATCCTGTGAGGGTGGAGATTTTTTCGAGAACAGCGCCTGAACTTGGCACACGAAGCGGAACATTTACCTTTGCAGGTACAAAAGGCATAAACCATAGCGGAAGTGATACCGAATTATTGGCGAAGAGCAGACAAAGAAGAGCAGTCAAACAATACATAGCTTTAGCTATACCACTAGTAGGGAGAGCAACGGGGCGGGTGGGCCGCTGCGTGAACGCCATCGCCAGCCAGAAAGACTATCGAGTGTCTTTCTACCTTTCTACCCGATAAATTTTGGGAAATTCTCGGGTGCCAGCAGATTGTGTAGCAGTAAATTAGCAAGCAAAAACAGGCTTAAACAGGCGGATTTATTCTGATTTTCCGCTCATCCGATACAAAAACAGCACACAATCAATCGATTACCCCCTCAAAACACCGCATTTTATGCGGACGTCGGTTTTCCGACCCCCCACCGCCCTACGCATTAGTTAACAACCATTAACAGATTTAATGCGGAATATGTAGCAATACACCTCCCTACATGCACGGTATACGCCAACTCGCACATAAAAAAAAATAGCCCCGACAACCATTTGCACGGTTATCAGGGCTTACCCAAAGAATAAAACTAATTAGATTAATAAAAACTACATAGAGGATGTCACAAACATATCAAATGTCATCTGAGGGAAGCGCTCACAACCGATACACAACGTATCGAAAGCATCCGAACCGTCGGTTCTAGCCTGAAGCTGGTCTTCTTCTGTTTCTGCCAGCTTTTCACCTCGCTTGTCTTTACCACCATTATACACACCAGCTGTCTGGACAGAAATAAGCAGATCTTCGTTGTTCTGTTCGTTAAAGAGAGGGATGAGCTTTGCCTTCCCCGCAAACATACGGTTAATGAGCAGCCATTTTTCAATATGCTTCATCGGGTTACCGATATAGACAGAACGCACCTCCCAACCTCTATCCTTGAAAGCACGCTCAACGACGTAATGAAAGTCTTCGTCATTGACCGCATAGTTTGATCCCAAAGCCGTACTGTCGTAATAGAATATCACTTCCTTGCGTCGCTGATGGCGGTAATACTTGCAGAAGTCATCAATTAAAGCTTCGAGCTTACGTTCATATTTTACCCAAAAGGATTTTAGAACCTTCAGTTTATTTCTATCAGGCTGCCCGGCTACCAACCAGTTGATGTTGGCATTAAAGTCGAAGGCAATGCAGATAGGTTTATCTCTATCGAGATCAGCATCCATCAGACAGGAAGGCTCCTTGATTTTGTCGAACTGATATTCCAGACTGTCCAGGTAACTAAAGTCTGTAGCGTTGTACTTGTGTCCTTCTGTCATGCTGGAATAAAACCCGTCCTTGCTGATGCCGATACGCCTACACAGGATAGCTGTTTGAAAGGTAAGCGGAGGAAGGTCACGCTTCATCTGATTAATGAATGCTTCGCCCAGCAACTGCATATTCTCGATTGTGGAAAACTCACGATATAAAACGGCAACAGAACCCATGCGACATACATCACGGTTCAGAGTGCGCAGATAGTCTTTCAGATATAAAGGTACAGTTTCAGATTTAGCCTGAAGGTCACGGATTCGTTTCTTTGTTCGCCAAATCTCATGCACTGTCGCCTGGATGACTTCAATCAGTTCCGGATCGCATTTCTTTTCATAGTCCAAGAACCAGGAACCTTTCTTTGTCACCGGCATATCGGAGGTAATCAGCATGCCATGATGAAAGTAGTGATGACCGAAGTATTGTTTGTTACCTCGGTTCGCTGGAAGGGTTTCGTCTTTCAGCTGCTCGAAGTCGATGTACTTCGCTTCGTCGATGTCGAGGTAGTCAAGAGAAAAAGAATTGGATGTTCCAGAACGGTCCTGACTGATAATGTAGCCGATGGATCCGTTATAAAATGAAATTACATTCTCCCAGTTGTCTGGCTGGAAGATAGGCTCACCCCACCCCCACGACTTCGGCGGCTTCTTGCCGATTGTCCAGTGGACATCACGCTTGAATCCCCATCGCTGCCAGTGGATCAGCATGGACGGGATGGTATTGGTGAGGGCACGTTTACAGTTGGCCGCCACAAAGCCAGTGATGCTTCCGGGCATACGCTGCATGTTACGCAAGTTGATTGCGGCATGAATCGGACCTTTACCCCAACCACGCCCAGCACAAAGAACTATATCTTTAGCAGGAGTGTAAAGAACCTGCTGCTGGGTTTCGTGAAAATATTCTCTCATGGTTTCGGTTCCTCCTGTAACTTTTTAGGATTGAAGATGTCGTCTTCGTTGAAGTCAGCATCCTCGAACTGGATGTCCTGAACATCATCGTTCATATACTGCTTGATCTTATCTGCAATACGCTGCCTGATGTTGGGTATGGGTTTGATACCCAAAATTGTCGGATCGCTGTCAGGTTGGAACGGCTGAATCACAATCTTGTCGTAACCCATATCTTTGGCATCCTCTTTGTCGAGTTGCATATATTTGGCGTAATAGTTGTCACAGGCAGCCATTGCCCTGGCATCCTTCATACGTTTAGCCATCTCATAGCTTTCTTCGTTTCGTTGAATAAAACGATAGCGGTGATAATCTTTTGTAGCTTTGTTAAGATCTCCCAACAGATACTTGATAATACGTATATCCTCATAAGCTGCCGACTTCTGAATCTGGTATCGTTTCTGAAGCTCCAATACGATTTCCTGCTCCCGTACACGTGGGTACTGAAGCCAGTAATTATACATATCCCGAAGCCGGAGCAGGCGTTGCTGAATGACTTCGGGAATGTTACGCTCTTTCATCTCGTCTACCGAGGCAAAGAGATTTTCTTTTGCAATATCAATAGTCGCAGGTAATGGCATAGTTATAAATCTTCGTCAGAATCCATGTCACGGATGTAGGAACCCACAAGCTGCACTGCCAAAGGACTTCCGGCTTCGGCCAGCTCCAGCTCGTTTTGCCGGATCTGCAATGCCCGCTCAGCTTTACCTTTGCGGTAGGCTATGCTGGCCGGATGGGACTTGTCGGAAATGATTTCTCGCAGACGGCGTTCGTCTACATCCATCAGAACTGCAATGTCTGATACTGGGGTGAGCATCGTGGCAAGTTTCTTGATTCTGTCAATCTGTGCTGAAGTGAATTCCATTAAGGTGTATGCTACGGGTATTAATAATTTCGGAAAACTGGTCTCGTAAGGTAAGGAAGATGTCAGGTTGCGTCGTAACCATCGCACATTCGGTCCGGTTTCCCCGTGTCTGGTTCTGACTGGTAACAACTGTAACCATCCAGCGGTCATTCTCGATAAGCAGCACCTTGGAATGATTTTCCGTAAGGTACACATCATCAAACACGGAAGACATAAAAGTGTACAAGTTTACAGTTTTCTTGGCTGCTTTCAGATCGGCCAGCAGAACGGAGTAAATAATCATCTTTCGTTTGCGTAGTGAAAATAACCTGCGCAAAAACTCTTCGGACGTAGAAAAGGTCGATACATAGACCTTAGCCGGTCCGGTTTGTAACAGGATGTACTCGAGTACATCAAAAAGCTGAAGCCGGTTATCCAGGTACGCCTGTAACGGCACATCGGATAACGGCTTCAGCAATCGGTTTACATGTTTCATGCTTTTAACCCTAATTCACGTAAGGCATTTACCTGGTCTTCCCCTACGTTGTTTCCTGTAGAAATCAGGAAGTCGTATCTCTGCTGTACTTTAGCCAGCAGCTTTTCGTATTTCTCCTGATCTCCGGATTCTTTCAGCTCTGCCAGTTTCTTTTTGTTGTCTGACAGATAACCGCGGGCTGCACTGACTTTTTTGGCCATTTCAGCGGGGTCTTCAGGTGATTCACCCTCTGCACCGCCGGCACCCTGATTGTCCGGATTGAAATGGTCGTACTTGCTCATGTTATCCCGATATCTGGCATCCAGCTCTTCCAGTTGCTTCAGGTATTCGTACCTGTCGCATGGAAGAGCATCCTTCATGGTTTTCAATGTTTCAAAAGTCTGCTTCAGGCGGAAGTAGATATCCTTATTGTCCTCCCAGAGCTGGCGGATCTCTTCGGGCAATGAATCGTGATCCACACGTTTACCCTTTGCGATGGTGGCGTCTTGAGGTGTGTCGTCGTCGGAACTGATTACAGGCTGGAAAGTGGCCAGCGTTTCAGCTACGGCCGGAACCAGCTCTTTGTCCATCTTAACCACGTCCTGAATCGTTTTTCGGTCCAGGCGGATGGTCAGGTGTTTTTTCAGCTCATATTCAATCTTGCTCGCAAACTTCTGTGGGTTACGGGAAATATTCTGATAAAGGTAGCGGTTGCGAGTCAATTTAAGTACCATTTCCGCACCCTTCATCAGGTCACGCTGAGCCGGCTCCGTATTGAGCCAGCCTTGCATATCTATGGTTAACTGTTCATCTATGTACATAACTGTAGTATCCTTTTAATTAACCACCCGGCAGAATTGCGCTGCCATCTGCTCCGGATATTTCACCGTCTTCTGTTTCGATTTTACCCGTATAGAACGGTGACGGACAAACATCCGTACATTGTGCCTCAAGTGTTGTCCCTGCTGTGCCGGTATCTCCTTCTCCTGAAGTCTGGGAAATAGTGACTGAAGGATCAAACGCTTCTGAACCAATTACGCGGAACTTACCATTCTTCTGCTGGCAAAGGAATATTAATTCATCAATATTTGCCTGACGACAAAATCCTGATGCTTCTTCATCGGTTCCAGCATGAACCAATGTAGCTTTATTCAGAAAAGTCTTGGAAGGCATTTCACCTTGTGACTCTGCACTAATAGATGATTTTGTGGTCAGTAGTTCAATATACTGCCATTTCTTATCAGCTGCCAGAACAAAGTCGCCTTCGTATGTCGCTAATGCAGCCATACTCTCTGCACCTTCAATAGCCGGAAGTGCCGGCCATTTTTCAATCCAGCTCTTCGGGATAAAATATACTTTACGTCTGATGCCTGGTGTAGATGTCTGACCTGGACACCAGGAAAGAGATTCATACATCCCCTTACTAGTACAATCTACTGCCATAATTTAACCTCCTATACCAGCGACAACCGAAGTCGTACCATCGATGGTACCAACCAGCAGGCGCTCTTTAGAAATAGATTCGAACTCTGTACCGAAGTACATTGTAGCAATGTAATCAAGTTTGAAAGCGTGATGCTTTTCTACCGTAATATTTTCAGCATCGGCACCATTTCCGAAACCTACAAGCATATTGCTCCTGGTAGTCAGATGAATAAATGGTGAACCTGCTTTATTAGCCAGGGGAACCAATTCGCAACGACCATTAGATCCTTCAAGCACAGTCTTTTCGAAGCTAGTATTGTAAGGAACGTGCCCCACTGTAGCCTGGTAATCATCTACGTAATTGTCGTATACGTCCTGAGGTATAAACAATTTAGTCTGAGTTTCCCGCAAAACCGGATCAGCTGCACGGTAGAACGATTTCAATACATCTACGGCATTGTCCTTGCTAATTGCTTCGATGGTGAACATATTACCCAAATCAGTAGAGATTTTAGCTGCATCTTTTTCTGTTTTGGTAATGGTATCAAAACCATTAAAAAGTTCTTTGGTCTTGGTACCGCTATCGTTACGTTTCGCATTCCAAATAGAAGCATTCAGGTTAGCACCCATTTTTGCAGTCAGGAATGCCAAAACCTGACGGGCAATATCTACATTTTTCAGAGCCTCGCCTTTCGTAATCAAGTTGCCGTATACAGTCTGCCATACTGAGTTGGGAGAAAATTTCTTTACTACGCTACCAAGGAAAGTTTCCAATGTACGTGGATTGATACCTACGCCATCAGTATCTTCACGTCCTTCGTCATAAGGACCCAGCTCAATATCACCCGATAGTTCACCAACCACTTCTTTACCGCGAACACCCGGTCTCTGCGTCATGTGCTGTAATGTTGTACCTAATGCCAGAACCGGCATCATCAGTAATTCCTTTCGATAACGAACAGCCGACTTGGCCAGCTGCTCATCCGTAATTTTTACGTGTCCTGTTGTGTCTGCCATCTTATAACAAGTCTTTTACGTCGTTGAACATTTCTTGTGCTGTGTTGAGTTTTGTAATGTCGTCATCCTCTCCTTCATCACCATTGATGTGTGTGGTTTCCTCACCATCATTTTTTTGCAGGTTCTCATTCTGCTTCTTCAGATCGGAAATCTGATTGTCTTTATCAGAAGATTCCTGCTCCAGATTGGTGATGTGGTCATTGAGGGCCTTGACCTGATCTTCGGTAAGCGTCACCTTACCATCTTTGTCAACTTCCACACCCTCGATTTTCAAGATGGAATTGACTTTCTGATAATCCTTTTTCATTTGTTTTGACTGATTAAGTGATTTATTTTGTGTCTGTGCAGCTTCCGGCTGATGTCCTTTTAAGAACTTATTGACGAAGTTATTGAACCAGCTGGGTGCTACTTCTTCTTCAGGAACTTTGTTCTTGTCTTCCATTGCCGGCAAAGCTGGGAGTTGGTACATATTAAAACGGGCCTTCATAGAATCATCAAAATTCAATTTAGTGCCTTCTTCTATAATTTCATCAATAAAACCATATTCAAGTGCTTCCTGAGCTGTAAGCCATCTACCTTCTTTCAGGATTGGAAGAATTTCATCTACCTTTTTCTTACATTTAGCAGCATAAAGATTGGCCAGTACCAAATCCATCTTGTCATTCTCCAGCTTGTTTGCCTTCAGGTCATCAATGAGCTGCTGAATCTGGTCGGCATTGTAACTACCCCAGGCATCAATCCAGTTAGATACTTTATGTATAAGATAGAAAGCATATTTAGACATACAGGTCTTTTTCGCCCCTGTTGCCAAAATAGTAGCTGCACTCGCCACATAGCCGAAAAGATAGCATGTTACATTGCCATGATCCTTAAACTGCTGTCGAATATCGAGGGCATCATCTACAGCTCCACCAAGCGATGATACACGCACATTGACAGGCTTATTCTTGAAGCCTGACATCTGACTGCGGATATAGTTTTTTGAATATCCCCATGGGCCGATATGCGAATCAATACTAAGGTTATATTCCATATTGTCAAAAATTTGTATACGCAATATTATACCTTATATAGATTGTATAAAAAGACCTTAATCTAATATGGAAAGCATCGGAATGGTAGAAGTCAGGGTAACAGTAACTGTTGCACCAGACTTTCCGCTGGCAGCTGACGGAAAACTCTCTTCGTTCTGAATAACCGGGTAAGGTTTGTCTGCGCATCCTATCAAGAACTGGGAGCCACTAACAGTAGTCACACGGAAACAGAACTTTTTAGCACCCGGTAGCAGCTTCTCCTTCCGAAACATAGTAAGTTTTGTGGTAAAAATGCGCTGTTTGTTCTCTATTTTATCAGAAATCTCAACAGAACTCAGTCCGATGGTATCGATCTGGCTGAATTGCTGGTAAACATTCAGCCAGATTCCTCGCTCAGCTATGATGTCTGAATGCTGAAGATGATATGCTTCGATAATTTCTACCCGGCAAATGTTTTTAAGAAGATGAATCATATTTCTTAGTAATTTTATCAGTGTTCGGTGTTGTACGGTGTTGTTTAAAATCCTCTCACTCATCCGTGCGATTTCGGGTTAAAGAACCTAAAAAGATACCTTTTCTATTATAGGAATCTCTCATTCGGTAATATTTCTGACGGACAGTTTCGGAGTAGTCATCATCAATACCATGCATCTCACACCAGGCTGCAATGGTCTTATTCAGTCCACAATTCCGCCGAGTCAGATCGCTTATTTCGTTCCAAAGATTGGCACGAAACAAGTCCTCAATTGTTTCTTTTACGGCAGCTTTAGCTTTTTTGCCCAGATAATTGTAATACTGTGGAGGTTTAGCTTTGCTGTCGGGTATACAGATAGCAGTAAGTCCATCGGCTGCCAGTTCCGGATGAATATCGTCCGGACGTTTGCGAAGGAATCGTCGAATCACAGCATTTTCATTACTTTGTGCCGGAAAAACAACCGGATCACCTAAAGCATGTATAAGCCATTGACGAAGATATGGCTCCAAACGGATATAGAAAACAATGTTACTCATGGAAAAAGTATTATTTATATTTGATTTCAAGTATATATATCAAAAATAAGGCTTTTAGCCCTAGAATCCAAAAGAAATTTCCCAGCTATGACACATATTTTGCCTTCTACACCTTCTACACTTTCTACAATGCCAAATAAGCACTGACAATCAATTATTTATGAGATTTTTAAATTTCTACAAGTGTAGAAATATTGTAGAATATGAAGCATTTTGTAGAAGGTTTTATGTTTTTCTTCAATTTGTAGAAAAATGTAGAAAGATTGTAGAAGGTATGTAGAATATATAAATATCTCTTTTTCAACATTGTAGAAAGTGTAGAAAGTGTAGAAGAGGTTTTCGCCTCATGGGAAGACACTGAAAAGTTCAAGGGAGGGATATAAAAATTAAAAAGGCAACCACTTCACAGCGGCTGCCTTTACACTCTCAGACAATCTATTATAGTAATAATGCTCATTCATTTTCCAAGTTATCACTTTCCTGACCTTCTACCTCAACTTCAAGGTTAATGTTATACGTTTCACGTATCATGCGATAATCAAAGCAAAGGGCTACATCCGGAGTAGAAGTTTTCTTATAGGAAAGACCTCCGGTCGGAGTCGTTTCTACCTTCTGGACTTCTACACCTCGCTGGATATTCTTAAAGCGGACAGAGTTCTTCTTGCCCATGTATTCCTTGGAGTTCTCCAGATAATATATCAACGAACCTTCGGGAAGCACTGAATCACCCACCTGTTTGCCGAACTTCTTATACAACATGAAGATACGGTTTTTACGCATCATAAGGATAGCCTTTGGTTCCTGATATTGCTGTTCAATCTTTACCAGGCTACTTTTGAAGCGACTCAGGTATTCTATACGGTAATCTCCCTCGATGAAGATTTCGCCATCCTGTTGCAGATAAGATACGACATTCCAGAAATTAGCCAGTTCATTGTTACTCTTGCATTCAGCATTCTGTCGCAGAATGCCATCTACCGTCACCTGCCGGATATCCGGATAAGAAAACGGAATATCCAGTACCCCCTCGAGCGTACGGAACGCGGCCAGTGGTATAATCCAGTTACGAAGGATTCGATCTTCCACCTTTTCGGCACCCAGGGCTTCCAATACGTCGGACAGACAAGTATGATAATTGCTGACGAACTGTTGCTCCATACGGGCACGGTGACGAAGAATCTGAAGTGTCAGGTGGGTAAGCCCCCGTTTGCGAATCTCTACAAGTTCGTTGTAGCGACGTTTCTCTTCTTCTGTAAATTCCGATTTAGCAAAGGTCAGAAACACCAAACGGCTGAACAGAGCGATGTCGGCAGTTGCCATTTCTTGTCCGGAAAGAATCACTCCAGAGTCTACGGCGGTTATCTCACGTTTCTTATCGCGATCCATGTTCATACGTGACCGGCCAGCACCGTCCCAAAGTCCTTTGAGGTATTCGCGCTTATCGATATCAATATTATTCTTGAATTCATCGATATGTACCAGGGCGTTGGCACATTGTGCTACCAGGTCGGCCAGTGCCGGAATGGTTGCATTCTGTATATTGGGCGGGATATTCTCGATAATAAACAATGACATCAAGCTATGTCCGAGTTCAGACTTACCGGAACCCTTTGGACCAAATAAGTTTAATATAGGAAAGCTTTTGGTATATCCGGTGATAATGTCACGAAATAAAGTAGCCAGCAGGAAACAGATTCCTACCTTGGCATTGTCACCAAATACTCCAACCAGTTTAGAAAAGTACTCCTTCAGACTGATGGAAGAATAGTTAAGATGGACAAACCTCCGTTCGAACTGGAACAATTTGTCATCATCACGATAAATCAGACTGCTTGCCGGAAGATAAAAGTTTCCTTTTTCACCCAGACGGACGATTCCGTATTCGTCAACCGGATGCCATTCTGTATCAAATACGCCGTTACCGAAGGCATAAAATCCTTTACGCTGCCATCCCAACTGAGTGATTTCGGTAGCAGTTTCGGTCTGCTCATAGAGATACATCTTCAGACGTGTCATTTCTTTTTCACTGGCCAGCCAGATATAATTACCCAGTCCCTCGACCTTCTGCTTGAATTTGGAAAGCGATACCAAATCCTCCTGTTTCATCTCCACAATTTCCTCCTGACGACTTTGGTTCTTAATACGGTACAGACGTTTGGGCATCATGGAATCTTTAATGTGGAACATGGGCAACATGATGAAGTTAGACCACTGGAACTCTTTGCCCTCATTGGTAGAGTAGTAACAGTTGTTGGATTCAAAGAAACCATATTTGGCCAACAGATCCCTATTGATAACCTGTGATTTCCCGGCTTTGGATTCATTTATCTTTTTCTTTTCCCGGTTGATAGCCATCGACCAAAGGTTCTTATTGTTGTATGTATCTCTCAGTTTAGCCAGATACATGGCTTCTTTGACTTCATCACCTACCAGGGCCACGAGTTTAGCAATCTGACTTACCGCTGCGCTCTTGTCTTCAGTTGTGCCATCTTTGTTGAACGCATATCCAGCATACCAGGTAATGAAGTCCTGTTCCTCTAATTGATTAAAACGACTGATATTAGTACAATATGAATCCGGATCATTCTTCAGATTACCTTCACCCAGCGGAATCTCACGTACAGAAACAGAAAAACCGCACTCCATAGCCATCACACCACTTTTTATCACAGCAGCTATGCCGGTACCATAAGGTTCATTCACCGGTTTAGGATCGGCATCAGGAAGAAAACACAGTGTCGTAGCATATCGTTTCAACTGTTCGAATTGTCCTTTAGTCCAGGCAGAACCCAATGAGGCAATGGTATTGTTAACTCCAATGGATTGCAAGCGCATAACATCAGGCGCCCCCTCCACACAATAGAATTTCTCTTCTTTAGCTGCCTGACGAATAGCGTTATCTATGCCAAAAATGCTGTTTCCTTTATGATACAAGTCACTTTCACAGGAATTCAGGTATTTAGGCGTACCATCCACTTCGCTCATGTCACGGGCCGTCCATCCGATAATATTCCGGAAGCGGTCGCGGATTGGGATCATGATGCGGTCACGGTAGAAATCATAATATCCACCGTTTTTCTTCTTACGGATAAGTCCCATTTCCTCCATCAATTCCAGTGACAACCCTTTGGCAGCTGCCATGTCTGACAGCTGAGACCAATCCGCCAAGGCATATCCGATACCCATTTCGACCGGGAATGATTCTCCCCAACGCAGTCGGATCTTGGCACGGGCTGCATCTGCCTCCGGACGGGAGAGGTTCTGCAGGAATATCTCAGCAGCAAACAAATTGATGATCTGCATAGACTCGCGTTTCTTCTGACGACGTATTTCGTCAGCTGAAGGTTTCTCCTGTTCATCGTCGATGTGTATCCCGTATTTGTCAGCCAGCCAAAGACAAGCCTCGCGAAAATTCATGTGATTGTACTTTTGCACAAACTTAATGACATTACCACCTTCTTTACAGGCACCGAAGCAATACCAAGTACCCCGTCCAGGATCCACCATAAAAGAAGGAGTATCTTCTGAATGGAACGGACAGCAAGCCTTGTACCTAATACCAGCACGCTTCAGTTCTACAAAGCCGGATATCACGTCCACTATGTCTGCACGGTCGAGAATTTTTTCAATATCACTATTAGATATCATGTCTTAGAGAGTTTAAATACGACGAATATCGGTGATTTGTCGTGTAAATAAAAGCTGAATACTAATTTGGAAAAGTGATGTCATACTGACGTAACCGAGAATTGCTATTTCATGGAATAGCAGCGTCCGAACCCGTCCCATCGCACTCTCTTATGAGCTGATACATTTCTTTTGGCACCGTTTATAAGTTCACGTTTAAGCACTGGTACCGTACCGGTGATTTTGCGGACTTCCCGGGATCTCTCGGTATAGAACACATGTTCAAAGGTATAACCGGGATTACAGACCTCCCATTCATGCATTTTATGTAGTTTATTCATAGTTCATTTTCAAGTTCTAGAGTTTTATCAATTATTTCGCCAGTCATAAAGTCCAGAATGAAGATCTGTTCATTTTGGGAATAGGACTTCATATGTTCATAAATGAACGTCAATTCTGCCCTGGCAATCTCTTTTAAATCTTCTCCATGGGGAGAGAGATAACCAATACCAGCTATTGCAACTTGTATTTCCGGATTGCGATTTTTATTACTCAGTTCTTGCATCATGTGTCGTTTATAGTTATACATGGCTATACGTTTTATTATACCAGGAAGCTATCTCCCGGGTATTGTCCACTTTCAACCTGAACTTAATCTGTTGTATCAGGTTGTGTACGGTATGGATGGAAATATATAGTAAATCGGCTATTTCCTGGTTACTGTATCCTTCAGCCAGTAATTCTGCAATCTCCAGTTGTCTACCCTTAATAATAGAAGTACGCTGCGGCATACAGATAATGCCTTCGTGCCGGCAATCTCCACTACCTCTCAGTGGACAGTGTACCTGTTCTATATTTACATTGCCATATTGATCCAAATCCCATTTGAGTGTATCCGATTCACCACAATTACAACGGAGAAAACGACTAGCCATCAGATAGCGATAATATCGCGTGTTTTTCTGTGAACGGATATAACATTGCTCCAAGGCTTTGTACGCATCCGCATAACAATCATGTACGGTAGTAAGCACTTCTTCAATAATGTCTACTGTATTTTCAGTTAATATACAGTGCTGCCTATCCTGACAATATCCTATATTGCCTTCAGGCGTATTATAGAATTCAATCCGTGTCTGCATGCTTATCCTCCCTAATTATTCTTTCAATAGCTTCACGCTCCAATTTAGACCAACTTCCTTTACGCATTTTTGTCATAAAAGTGGGATAAGAAAATCCACATGTTTCAATAACCTTTTTGATAAACTCGGATTTCTGTTTGATTCCGAGTGATGAATAATAGTCAGATATAATCATATATATTACTTTTTAGAGGTTTGTCTTTATTGCAATCGTATTTATTATTAAATTTATAGTGCAAATGTATAGAAATAAAACCATAAAGTATATTGTAATATACCTTTAAATTAGTATTGGTATATTAATTTATACCTATTATAAATTAAGTATATATGTTTAAAGGACAGATTATAAATGATTTAATAGACAAAAAAAGAGCTAAAAAAGTAGATGTATATACTTATGCAGGTATAACAAAAGCTACTTTAGATAATATAATTAAAGGAATAAGTATACCCAATTGTACTACAATTGAAAAAATTGCAGATTTCTTTGATGTATCAATAGATGAGTTCTTTGAACGAGAAAAACCTCATTTGAATATCGGGCATACAGTAAATGGAAATGGTAATAATGTGACAGGTAATATCCAACTACATGAATGCCAAAAAGAAATAGAGCATCTAAAAGAATTACTTAATGAAAAAGAACGCTTAATTCAAGTTTTAATGAAACGATAATGTATAATGGACAAATAATTAAACAATTATTGGCGGAGAAGAATATCCATAATAAGGAACTTTTAAGTTACCTTGGAACAGAAGCCAATTCTTCCCTCAGTCAAATTGTAAATGGAAATCCCACAGTTAAACGTCTTGAGAAAGTAGCAGACTTTTTCGGGGTATCAATGGATTTGTTTTTTGAACGAGAAAAACCTTTCAAAGCCTGTCCATCTACTCATGGGAATAATGAGCAACGATACAAAGAAAAAATTGAACTACTGGAACGCCTCATTGAAGAGAAAGATAAAAGAATTTGTCTTTTAGAACAAATGAATCAATTGATTAACTCCACTGAGAATCAGACAAATTTGGGACCAAGAAAATAG